TGTTCATAACAAACGGTACAATTTCATGTTCTACCTCAAGCTCACCGATAGAATCCTTCCACTTAGCGTTCATCAATCCCAAGAATGCTTTAAGTACATTACCTTCTCTGCTCAAGAATTCGATAATATCCCCTTCTTCTTCTCCAACTTTTAAATGAGCATCTATAAGTATTTGTTTCCTGGATTCTTCTGTTAGCCCTATACTTGTTATGTCTTTTAGTGCCAAAGAAGGTAATTGAAGCTCCTCTGCTATGTTATTTTTAAGCGTATTCACAAACGAATCTACAGACTCGTGGTCAACAGGTGGTTTAACGTAATCAACATCACCATCGTTTTCAAACTGATAAACCTCTCTGGAAACATCGCTCTGCGGTGCAGGTGTATCTATAAGCCTTCCCTTAACCTTCATCACAGGAGCTGTATTCCTTCGGATAATATCGCTTTGTCTGGAAAGTGTGTACTCTATTTCTCGGATATTGTTTGTTTGGTCTTCCCAAATAGGAGCAGAACGTTTAATATAAGCGCCTTGTATCTTTCCTATTGGTACTTTAGAAACACCGTTATCTATCCATACACCATCTACCTTTTTCCATGAATACTTTTTCTCGCTTGTGTAAGTCTCAAAGTAATAGACCTCCTTTTCGTCCTCTTTGTGCATAAATTCTACACTTAGCGCAATCATATCTCCATATTCGTCGAATAACGGATATATCTCCGCTTGCTCCAAGCCAGAGAATTTCTCGTCCATCGGCGAATAGGTGACCTGACGGAGCTTGTATTTTGAATTGAACCCATAGTCGTTGTTATCCTGCTCTACTACGTACCAAATAGTTGCCATCTCGCATGAAGCAAAATACGCCTTAAAACGTTTCTTGTTTAACGAGTCTATCCTTGCTTTATGATAAAGCCTTTCTAACGCTTTCGCTTGCTCCATTTTAAGAGAATCATTACCATGTTTGTATGTCCTCTTGACAGGTAACGTAAAAGCCATTTGGGTCATCCTACGTGTAGCGAGCTTCTGCATACCATACGTTATCCTCGCAGCCTTAACACCTTTTCGGTCTTTACGCTCAATTTGGTCTGTCATAACCTCGTGTTCCATGACGTCATATTCGGAACGTAAATCTTCCCACTTAGGGACGATTACATTTTTTTTCTTCAGCGAGCTTATTATGTCGCTAATGTCTGTTTGCTTAAAAATTTCTTCTATCATAACCGTATTTTTTAATTATCTAAAATCATCAAGTAATTGTTGTACATTTATCGGAGTCCATTCAGGATAAAACGTGTTGGCAAGTGCATCGAAATAATCAGGAGACCTTTTTAGCCTCTTTTCTAATTCTTCTTTCGGTTCGATTATTATCTTGCCGTTAGACTGTATTTTCCATTTTATCTCTGTAGCCTCTTCCAATAGTTTATCGTTATAAGGTAAAGCTGCATTTGTTTTGTTTGCAGGGTCAAGCCAATCCCTTACACACCAATAAAGATATGCTTTCAAATTTGCAAACTCCCTTACTCCTGTTACATCGGATAGTTTATTCGCTCCTTCTGAAAATTTACACGAGTACACATTCGAATACCCTAATTCCACAAGTCGTGAATAAACACCCGCACCTTCTCCTATCGTGTCTATAAACACGTCGTATTTTTTCTTTAAATAAGGTACAATCAGCCCCGCTATGTGCATGTGGTCTGCCTTACCCGCCGACTGATGAGCAATAAACTCCTCAACGTAATTTTCCGTCCTGGCACATAACACGCTTGAATCCCTTCCCATACCTGCCACATCTACGCCGAGTTTTGATTTTCCTCTCGGTTTTTCCATTTCCTCCCATCTCCTATTAGCGGCTTCAATCCATTCATACGGAATGAGAACGTCCTCTGCAACCTTCGGGAACATTCCGAGTACCTTAACCCTGAAAAGGTCATTAGGACGATACATATTACCTTCCCAAACAAAATCTCCATCACCTTCGTTAAAATCATCTTCCGTTATCCTTGTGCACCATAGCTCTACCTTATCTTTCACCCATTCATAGTTAACCTGTCCAGGATAAATAAGTTTTTTCTTTACAACATTTTCAGCATTGAGAGAATTCAATCTGAATTTCTTAAACCTTTCGGACTTCATTGCTCTTGCAGCATACCCTGTCGTCACATTCGGATTGAAAACAATCAATAACCTTGAATTTCCCTGTAAGTTACCCTCGATAGCGTTAAATATATCTTCCGATATACCTGACGCTTCAGTAACTACGAACATTGTATTAACTGCGTGAAACCCTGACCACGCTTCTGTGTTTTTATCATCTGCCTTAAAACCTGTTAGAAACCATTCTTCATAATCTGTTCTGATGTCATTAGCCACCAGTCTGCCCGGCAACACTCGTGCTTGCCTGAGCAATCTCCTAATTTCTGGTGTCATGATATTAGTAACCTGCCTCCCCGTAGGTGCTGTTAAGGCTATCTTGGTGTTCTCAATTACCACTTGCTACGGCTGTTAGCGGATTGTGCTGTACAGACGTTATAATAGCTCTCTGTTCTTTGTCTAAATTAGCTTTCAATACCTCCTTACAGAATAAATTCCAATCCGATTGCCATTCTTTAAACTTCTTTATGTACTTCTTATTCGCCATCTTCTTCAGAAGTAGCAGACTGCATTAATTCCAAAAATGGATTTATCGTTACATCGTGTTCTGTTCTTTCAATATATCCTCTATTCTTGCCTTTTGTTTTAAGGAAAAAAATTAATGATGTTTCTTTTCCCTCTCGTATATTCTTTAATAACATCGACTCCGCAAAATCGATGTTTGACTCTAATATATCGTCAACTGCTTTAGAAAATTTCTTATCTGTTCTGCACCATCTATAAAACGTCTCTCTTGATATACCCATTTCCCTGCAAGTCGCTGATATGTTTCCCATTGTTTTTTCATAAAAACCAAGCGCAATTTTCTTTTTTTCTCTTACTGTCATTTTCACCCTTGCGCTATCATTTGGGGCTTTTTTTTTATTTGTCATTTCTTGTAATTTTTTAAAGATAACGTTAATCCTTCTTTTATTCCTTTGTAATCCAAAGGTACAATATAAACATTTTCATCGACAATTTGCTCAACCTTGTCGTATTTCAATGTTTCTGAAACATACTGTAATTTATTCAATTTCACATGATTACTAACCTCTGTGCAGAATTCCATTACTGTATTCTTAACTGGGTTACATACATTTATCAACTCTAGACTTGTGCTAAACGCAAAAATAATACCATCAATTATATCCGATATGTGTGTAAAATGTCTTACATTTTTACCGTTGTTATATATTTTAGGTTCTTCTTCGTTAAGCAGGTTATACAATAATGTACCTTTTCTTGGCTTATCGGAATATACGTTATGAAACCTAATCCCTGTAGCCTTATTGCAATATATCTTTGCGTACTCTTCATTAAATTTTTTACTTATACCATATAACGAAGTTATGTTAGCAGCACATGATGAACTTGCATATATGAGTTTTGCATCTTTTTCATTAGCAAAATCGACAATTTTTTTAAATGCTATAATGTTATCTCTAATTATAGCATTTAGGTTATTATTAAACACCGATGTTTGAGCAGCTAAATGTATAACATAATCAACATTTTTGTAATCGTCGGCATTTATATCTAACACATCTGTATTGTTTTTTTTGTCTATCTCCCAGACTACGTTAATTGGTAACTGCTTTAACCTTTCGATTAAAGCAGACCCTATATATCCTCTACTACCTGTTACAACTACATTCATGGTTAAGTGATTAAATCATCAAATAAGCCTTTTTGCCTTGGCTTTAATGCCTCATACTCCTCTCGAAAGAAGTCTTCTTTAGTTCTACCCCTCATCTTTCCTTTTCTTGTATGAATATCATACGTATATTCAGGAATTTGTATGGGTTCTTTCCTTACATCCTCTATCCATTTTTCTACATCTACATCCTTTCTGTCATATATCAAGTTTTGCAGATGGTCTGCATCTCTTGATTTCCTAACTTCACATAACAATATTACAGCCTTTGACACAAATATTCTACCTTTTGGGTTTTTTGCTTTTTTGTTAACTAATTCGTGTCCTTGCCATAACGCTTCGATTTCCGAAGTGATTAATCCATAACAATCTTCAGCAGAGATTGTGAAAAGTCTTTTCCACACATAATCCCTATAACCAGAATGCCATAGTTCCAAAGCAAAGAATCCAGCCACTTTTGCATCTCCCCTCCTAATTGCTTTCTGCATTGCACTGGCGACTTCATAAAAGTCGTACCCATTTACTGTTCTTAATTCATAGTTTCCCATATCTATTTTATTTACTTTATTATATTGTAAATATAAGCATAATATTCGAATTATAAAAACATTTATATCCTAAATGTTGACTTAATATTATATTTTACACTTTTATTAACATGGAACTTACCTTTTTTTATTGATATGCTGTCGCCAAAGTATTTCTTTATAGCCAAAATAGATTTCATCTCTGTCTGACTTGAGCGGAACTCTGATAAACCGCCCGCATTAACAAAAGTATCTTTCTGAACGAAATGATACCTATTATCAACTAATATTTTCCTCTCTTTGTACAATACATATCCTGAAATCCAAAAATCTTCTTTCAATGGTATATCCTCATTCCAAACTGTATTTTCGCCATATATAACACCATAAGAACAACCAGTCACCCTATTTGTTAGTTTGTAAGGCTCAAACTCATTGTACTGCATTGGGGTAGGTATATTACCAAACCCAAACAAGCTAACCCCTAAAAGTTTTGCTATAGCATACAGTCTTTGAATTAAATCGTACACTTCATTTTTATTTCGTATAGATGATGGTTCTCCTATACCTATCGTCATATCCTGAACATACGCAACATCATCATCAATCATAAACAATTCTTTAAAATGTTTTGCCATCCAGTTCCTTTTTGCTGGTAACCCTTTAACACTGTCTGGGTGGCATACAATTTCAACATCTGGATTATAGTTTTTATAATCTTCTTCTTGTGATTCTGGGACACATAAAATCACATCTTTACATATCTCTTTTGTTAATACTCTATCCGCTCTTTTATAAGACGGTATTACTATCTTGCAGTGCATTAATTACGTCTTTTATATGAATTACATTACTTTTTTGCGTTTTGTCGGACTTATAACTTTTCATTTTTTGCATTCCTAGTTTTTCTCTTAAGTAATTTGCATCTACTTCATCATCCGACACTATGATAAACAACTCATGCTTTTCCCCAACATTCGGTATTATAGGATAAATAGCATTTACATCATCTATACTATTAAACCTTTTCATGAAGTCATCTTCATCCTCTATGTCGCTTAGAAAATCTTCAGGTATGTCAATACCACATATATCCAATATATCTTTACCCCAGTCATTTAAAAGTATATCAAAATCATACATTCCCACCTGGTTGTTATCTTTAAGGACAAACTCCTTTTTTTGTTCTAATGTTAGATTAACCTCCTTAGACACCCATCCATCAGGAATCTTTCCTTCAAACAATGGTTCTATTTCTTTTAAGTTTTCCTTGCGATTATTTTCAATAAGGTATTTTTCTACTTCATCTCTACCCATGTTTTTTATTCGTTGAAGCGCCCTACACCTCATAGTACCCCCCAAACAGACGTTATTCTCATCCACTACTATCGGTCTAATAGACATCATTTGAGGGAACATTAAAATAGAATCGGTAAGCTGTTTTAGCTTTTCATTTTTAATTATTCGAGGATTAGGAGGTAACCCTTCTATCTGACCCTCATTGTATATTATTTCTTGTAATTTCATATATTCTTATTTCTATTGTTTTAATCGAACAACTGTTACAAAAATACAGTTATTTATCTTAATTTGCAATTAATGAACAATTTATTGTCATAAATAAATCGTTTGTACCGTAGTGCTTTTTGTCTCATCTAAAACATAATATCCAACAATCTCTTTATTTTCGATAACAGGACGTATGTGCGACTTCCAATTTAAGCCAAAAGCTCGGCAATACCAAAGCGCCAATTCAAACGCTTTTTGCTGCCTTTGTACTCTATTTATTATTCTTGTTTTCAT